TTACAAAGTTCAAACTACATATTGGGATGCTGAAGATAACGACATGGTTACAGAAGATAGCGACAGAATGTTCTACAAAATGGAAAAAAAAGAACAAACGCTAAGTGAAATGTTGCAAGAAGGGTTTGAAAAAGAAAGAGAAGAGGATAAAACTTACGAATGATAGATATGTGGATTTATAAATTTTTTGAGGTACTAGACAAAATAGGTTCAATAGTCGATAATCTTGTCCAACGTATGGGTGAGATTAAAATGAATTATTATTTTACAGGAGCATTAATTCTAATGTTAGTGGTGCTGGCTTTTTGTGGAGGGCCTGGTGTCCAATAAACCCCTCAATATTGGAGAAGAAGCACGGGTTCAGATGCCGATGAAAACGGTAGCCTCGTTGATTGTGCTTGTCGCAATGGGCGTGTTCGCTTACACGGAGCTGACGGCAAGGTTAGTATCGTTAGAGACCTCAAGAGAATTATTTCAAAACGATTTATTAAAGAAATCAGAACAAGTGCCCGTAGACCAGGAGCAAATATTTTTGATTGAGGATCTTTATAAATCTGTTGAAAAAATGGAACAGACTCAAGAAATGAACATGACTAACAAAGTTAATATAGAATTTTTAAGAGAACAATTAGATCAAGCATTAGCTGATATTGAAGAATTGAAAGATAAAGTTAGAGCAAATGGGAATCACCAATGATAGGTTTATTTTTTATAGGATCTGTAGTTTCAATTACAATATTATATATATTATTAAATGTGAGAAAATATGACTGAGTTAATTATAGCCTTACTTATGATTGTTAACGGAGAGATTAAGGAACACAGAATACAGGAAACTATGTCTGAGTGTTTAAAAGGCAAGAGAATTGCAATGCGAACAAATAAAAACAATAACATTCAGTACCAGTGTATAAAATCTATGGCAGAATTAGAGTCAAATATTGACGGTTCACTTTCAATAAAAAAATTAATTCTTGAGTAAAAAAATATTCAGTCTATGCTCTGTTCGTGAAAATAATAAAAAATTTTATTGAAGATAAGAACAAATTTCAACAAATACAAAATTTTTTAACTAGTTCTCATTTTCCTTGGTTTTTTCAGAATAATGTTGCTAGTTTAGAAGATACAAATGGTTTTTATTTTACACACAATTTATTTATAAATAATAAATCAACTGAGTATTTCAACAGTTTAGCAACACCAATATTAGGTAGACTAAAATTCGATCATTTAATTAGAGTCAGAGCAAATTGTTACGTTAATAATGGTAAAATCGAAAAGCATCAATTTCATGTTGATGGCCCTGAAAAACATAAAGTTGCAATATTTGGTATTAACAGTTGTAATGGATTTACAGAATTTGAAAATGGAGATAAATGTATTTCAGAAGAAAATAAAATAATTATTTTTGATGGCAAAGTAAAACATAGAAGTTGCACACAAACTGATCAAAAGATAAGAGTAAATATAAACATAAATTTTGTATGATAGTACCAATTTTTTCAAAACCAATTTTTATTACAGAATTGAAATTTGAAACAAATAAAATTTTAGAGAATGTTCAAAAAGAAGAATTTAAAAAAATAGATACTTCTGATTATTTGCCAACTGCAAGTAGAATTTCTAAATCAACTCAAATATTGGAAAAACCCTTTTTTGAAGAATTAAAAAAATTAATTCTAGAAAAATTTTATGAATATGTTTACGTTCATTTACGATATCATGAGTATAAATTTATGTTAAAAGATTCATGGTTGACCAAAACTTGTTTTAATGAAAAATCTGAATTGCATAACCATAGAAATAGTGATTTTAGTGCAGTATTATATTTACAAACTCAAGGAATAGATGCAAACATTAGATTTGTTGACTTAACAAAAAAAGGTCAAATATTTCAACCAAAAGAAACTAATGTATTTAATTCTGAAATGTGGGATATACCCGTAGAAGATAAAAAATTAATTTTTTTTCCCTCCGAAGTCCACCACAAAATTACTATGAATAAAACACATAAAGAGCGTATTTCCTTAGCAATGAATTTTGTTGTTCAATAATGAAATTTTTAGGACTTAGGTTAGACGCTCACGATTCAAATATATCCTATTCAAATAACAATATAGTCAAATATTTTAAACCTGAAAGATTATATCAAAAAAAACATTATGGTTATAATAATTTTGTTGATTGGTTTTATTCTTCTTATCTCCTTAATTATAAATTAAAAGATATAGATGCAATTTGTATTGTAGCAGATGCTTTTAATTGGCCATTTTTAAATGAAAGCAAAAATCTTTTTGAATTGGTAAATATACCAGCAGGTCCATTGAAAGATTTAAAATGTCCAATATTTAGAGTAGATCATCATTATGCTCATGCTTTATCATCTTGGATGTTGACCGATACAACAAATCACGCTGTTTTAGATGGATTTGGTGATGCAGAAAAATCAGTAAGTTTTTTTTCAAAAAATAAAAATATAAAATCATTTGAAAGGGGTCAAATAAAATCTTTTGGAAATTTTATGGAAATGATGGGCAAAACTTTTGGTCTTCAAGGACACAGTGAAGATTTAGCAGGTAAAATAATGGCATTGCAATCTTTTGGGATAGAAGATTTAAAATGGTGGGAAAAAATTAAAAATAAACCTTTTGAAGAAAATTCTTTTGTTTTTAGTTTACAAAATTATGCAAAAATGTACGGAAGCGATACAATCGCTAAATTAAACTTATTAAATTATTTAAAAACAACTCATAAGTATGTAGAACAAAAAATACCAGAATTTTTTAAAAAATATTTAAATATAGAAGATACAATAACTTATTCTGGAGGAGTTGCACATAATATATGCGTAAACACTAAACTAAAAGAAAAATATAAAAATTTAATTATACCACCTCATTGTGCAGATGAAGGTTTATCTTTAGGTTGTATTGAATTCTTAAGACAATATTACGAACAACCTAAATTTAGTGTTGAAGGTTTCCCTTTTTGGCAAAATGATGTTGCACCAAAAAATAAACCCTCAGATAAAACAATTAAAGAAACTGCAGAGGATTTAGCGAATGGTAAAATTATAGGTTGGTATCAAGGCCATGGTGAAATAGGTCCTAGAGCATTAGGTAATAGATCTATACTAATGAGTCCTGAAATTAAAAACGGTAAAAGTATTTTAAATGAAAAAGTAAAACATAGGGAAGATTTTAGACCTTTTGCTGCATCTATTAAAGAAGATAAAACGTCTAATTATTTTAATTGGATTGGTAAAAGTGAATTTATGAAATTTAGCGTATCTTTTAAAGACAAAATTTTTGAACCAATATCACATGTAGACAATACAAGTCGTATTCAAACTGTTGAGAAAAACCATACCTTGTTTTATCAACTTTTAAATGAATTTGAAAAATTAACTGGTCTTCCTATGTTGTTAAATACTTCACTAAATGATAATGGAAAACCAATAGCAGGAGAGCCAGCTGATGCTATTGCTTTACTTAAAAATTCACATCTTGATAAATTAATTATTGGTAATACAATTGCTAAACATGAGTAATATTATAATTAAAGATAACTTATTTAACCAAGAAGAAAAAGAAAACATATATAATTTTTGTAAAACTGCAAAATATAAAAGATTAGAATATGATAGTCCTGGTTTGCCTTTTACAGGCTTGACTTGTCCATTTGATTTGAAACACCCGATAGTAAAATTTATTTTAGAAAAACTTAATTTTAAAGATTTACAATTAGACAAAGCTTATATTAATTTATTTTTACAAGGTGAAAAACCTTTTTTTCATCAAGATAATACACAATTAGGGTATAAAACATTATTGTATTATGTTAATACTGAACCAAAAAATATTGATGAATTAGGGGAAACTTATTTTTTTATAAACAATGAAGTAAAGGGTATACAACCTCTACCAGGAAGAGTTATAATATTTAATGCTGAGATTTTTCATAGAGCTACAAGTTTAAGAAACTATGATCGTTTTACGATCGCATTAAAATGGAAAGGACAACAATGAATTTAAGTCGTAATTTTACACTTCAAGAATTAATTAAATCAGACACAGCCATTAGATTAGATATTAATAACAATCCAAACTCAGGTCAGATAGAAAAACTAAAAGACCTTTGTGAAAATATTTTACAGCCAGTACGTGATCACTTTGGCAGGGTCAAGGTGACTAGCGGTTTCCGTAGCGAACAGCTATGCCTTAAAATAGGTAGCTCTGTAAATTCACAGCATGCTAAAGCTGAGGCGGCCGATTTCGAATGTATGGGCACAGACAATGCAGAACTAGCTGACTGGATCAACCAAAACTTGGACTATGACCAACTCATACTTGAGTTCTATACACCAGGTGAGCCAAACAGTGGATGGATACATTGTAGCTATACTACTGACCAACCAAGAAAACAATTCCTGCACGCATACAAATCAGAAGGAAAAACTAAATACAAACCAATAATAGGAAAAGCAAAAGATCTTGTATGAAAATAGATCTATTTTCTATACCCATCTACATTACAAATATAGATCTAAAAAAAATAAAATTGTCGGTAAAAGAAATAAACAATACTTGGTTGTCAGAAACCCCAAGTTCTTTGAATTCACAGCACATGTTAGAGGCAGGTAGTTTAGAATATATACTGCGTGAAATAAGTTCTTTGTTAAAAATTACAGTCAATTATAAAATAATATTAGATCAGATATGGGAGAATCATTATAAAGAAGGAGATTTTCAAGAATCTCATGCACATCCTGGTTCACATTTTTCTTTCATTATCTACAAAAAAATAAATGAATCAAAAACAGTTTTTTTGAATCCTGCTGTAGACCTCATAGAAAGTTACTATATAAATTCTCCGTACAAACCAATACAAGATATATTTGAGCCGAAATGCACACAAGGTCAAATGATAGTTTTTCCAAGTTTTTTAACTCATATGGTAAAAAAAACTGACGATTGTGAAACAATAGCTGGAAATGTAAGTTTAAAAATGATATAATTAGTTATGGCCATTACAAGATCACAAACACCAAAACAAATTGAGGGAAAACTTAGAGGGGCTAGAGATGAAAAAAAGAAGAAAAAACGTGTCATCTCAAAATTATATAGCAAAAAGTCTAAGGTCTTCAAAGTTTAGTCAAAAAGTGGTACAATCTAAGAAATTGTACAACCGTAAAAAGGATAATAATGGCAACTTCAGGGACTACTAGTTTTGACCTTTCAATAGAAGAAATAATTCAAGAAGCATACGAAAGATGTGGTATGACTACAACTAGTGGTCATAGTCTTAAATCTGCAAGAATAAGTTTAAATTTATTATTTGCTGAATGGGCTAATAGAGGTATTCATTTATGGAAGGTAGCTCTTCACGAAAATGCGTTAGTCTCAGGGCAAGCAGAATATAGTGTTAGTGCACCTGTTAGTGATGTGCTTGAAGCTTTTATTTCATCTACTGCAGCAGCTTCTGATGGTGCTAGCACACAAGATGTATCTTTAACAAAAATTGATAGATCTGCATATGCAGCTTTACCAAATAAATTAGCTACAGGGCAACCATCTCAATATTATGTGGAAAGAGAAACGACACCAAAAATATATCTTTACCAAGCACCAGATTTAAATACTTATACAACTTTAAAATATTATGTAATTAAAAGAATTGAGGATGCTGGAGCTTATACAAATGAAGCCGATGTAGTTTTTAGATTTTTACCATGTATGGTTGCAGGTTTAGCTTATTACCTTGCTATGAAAAATGCACCACAACTTGTGCAACAAAATAAATTAATTTATGAGGATCAACTAAAAAGAGCTCTTGATGAAGATGGTCAAAGAGCTTCTACTTATATAACTCCTCAATCTTTCTACCCACAAGGAATATAAAATGGCAAAATACGCAACAGGTAAAAGATCACAAGCTATATCTGACAGATCTGGAATGGCATTTCCTTACACAGAGATGGTAAAAGAATGGAATGGATCTTTAGTACATTATTCTGAATTTGAACCTAAACATCCACAGATAAGAAGAAAACATACAACTGCTGATGCCATAGCCTTACAAAACACAAGAAACATGAAGTTTCAACAACCTTCATTAAAATTTTCAAATGATATAACTATATCAGATTCAGGAGGTGCATCTGTTGGTGTAGCAAATTTATCTTTACCTGGAGACTTTGCATTTAAAACACAAGATTTTGAAATAACAAGAAACGGAACAACTTCAATAAACCATAGTATGATTCCTGAAGATCCGTCTTTGCAAAATAGAAGAAGAGAACTTCTTTCTAATGTAGGTCAAGTGGAGGTAAGTATTACATAATGGCAATAACCCATTCAAATTTTTTGACACAAGTAAGAAACTATACAGAGGTTTCAAGTAATGTTTTCTCTGATTCACAAATACAAGAATTTATAAGAAATGTAGAATTAGATATAGCAGGTAAAGTAGATTATGACGATCTAAGAAAATATGCAAATTCTAATTTTACTGCAGGAAATAGAGCTGTAACTCTACCTTCAGATGTTTTAGTTTTGAGATCTATTGAACATTTAGATTCGAGTGGTAACAGAACTTTTTTAGAAAAAAGAGATACAAGTTTTATATCAGAGTTTAATGGGACTGGTACACAAGGACAACCAAAGTATTATGCTAATTGGGATGAATTTAACATCATAGTGGCACCTACACCAGCTGCGGCTGATACAGTACAAATTAACTATATAAAAGATCCACCTGAATTTACTTCTACGAATCAAACTTATCTTGCTAAATATCAAGAATCTATGTTGTTACATGGTGTGTTAACAGAGTGTTTTAGATTTTTAAAAGGTCCTATGGATATGTACAATCTTTATGAAAAGAAGTACAATGAAGAAGTACAGAATTTTGCCCTACAACAAATGGGTA